GGATCGTGGTTGTTGTCTCTGAACTAATATTTGTAAGGCTGTTCTCTAGCGTGATGGTGCTGACGCCAACAATATTCGGGTTTGCCATGTCTTTTCCTTATCCAAAAATCATTGCCATTGCGATGGCCTTACCTGTTGTAGCTAGAGACTGACCACCAACAGATAGGCTCCCGCTTATGGTTACGTCTCCTGAGAAATCACCATCCTTGGTGTAGAAGGTATTCCAGCGATTTAATGTCCCACCTAAGGCATACGTTTCGTTCGCAGATGGTAGCAGGTCGTCCGAATAGGCGGTCCCATCAGCAAACGCGAATGTCTGTGCACCGTTGAAAGCAACTCTAAACGCACCCCCAGAGTAGTATAGACCGCTATCTTGGTCGTTTGTGAAACCTATCGCGGGCGCGGTTGCGGTGCCATCTGCTATAAGGAGCCTGCTGTTATCCAGGGATACGTCTCCTGAGAAGGTAGCACCAGCAAGGTTAGCCTTACCACCAAGTGCATCAGCAACAGTGATCTTATTGGTCGTTGGCGTGCCAGCAGGGTCATTAACCACAACCAGCAGGTCATCATCGGTTAGACTTGTGACAGCATCCAAATTAGAGATTTTAGAGTCAGCCATTAGCCAAGGTCCTCTTTGATAACCAGCATCTCGTAGCCAGTGTTAGGGAAGGTCTCTACCTCACCTGTGGAATAAGTAACCTCAAACTCAACCTTATAGGTCCCAGAGGTTGATGTATCACCAGACTGCCATTCATACTCTGCGATACCGTTAGAGCCATCAAACACGGTCATTGTCTTGTTCATAACCACTGTGTTAGAGAGGTCTGCTACGATCAACTTGACAGTGGCACCAACGATAGACACAGCAGAGCCACTTGCGTCGGTGAAGGTTGCCTGAAGGATGGGAGAGGTATCCCCAGTCTTCATCGTAAAAGCCATTATGCTGCCCTATTGCTGGTGTTCACAGATGCCCTATTCATAGTTCTTAGTGAAACGTAGTTCGAGGTATCACCAGTGATGTTTACTGCCCTTGGCCTCAGGAAGACGATAGCTTGGGCCACCTGTGGGCTAACAACAATCCCTTCACAAGAGATGCTGTAGTTAATAAGGATATTGCTTGGTGAATCAACAGAGGTCCCCACACTGACACCAGAAGTGCCTAGGTTATGCCTCTGAGTAAGTGTTGCGTTCCCGATAACCGTTGTGGTGGTTATGTTGTTAACACTCAAGTTGTGAAACTGTGTTAGTGCAGGGGAACTGGCAGAGGTGTTAGCACTTACGTCATTGGCTGCTAGGACGTGGACCTGAGAGGCTATCGCCTGGCCAACTACAACACCGGAAGCCACATCAGCGGTGTTTAAGCCGTGTACCTGAGTGGGTGCCGGAGACCCCAGAGCTGGGGCTACAGTAACGTCATTAGCTACAAGTGAGTGGGCTTGTGCTAGAGTAGGAGAACCGAGAGAGGTTCCAGAAGCTACACCAGAGGCTACTAAGCTATGAGCTTGGTTTAGAGCAGTGGTCCCTACAGAGGGTGCTATAGTAACGCCATTAGCTACTAAGCTATAGACTTGAGCCAGAGTAGGAGAACCAAGAGAGGTTCCAGAAGCTACACCAGAGGCTACTAAGCCACCAGTTTGATTTAGAGCAGTAGTCCCTACAGATGGTGCTACAGCAACACCATTAGCCACTAAGCTATGAGCTTGTGTTAGAGTAGGGGAGCCAAGGAAGGGGCTAGAAGAGACCCCATTAGCTGCCAAAGAATGTGACTGGGTTAGAGCAGTAGTCCCTACAGAGGGTGCTACAGTAACGCCACTAGCTACTAGGTTATGAGCTTGTGTTAGAGCAGGAGAACCAAGGGATGTGCCGCTTGAGACATCATTAGCCGACAGGCGTAACCCTTGGGTCTCAAGAAGTATGTAACCCCCGTCTTCCTTGAGAAGCTCAAAGCCGTCTTCCAACAGGATGTTGTCTAGGGGGGAGTTCAGATCAACGGTTGTAGAACCGACGGTAGAACCCGAGGTGATGTTGTTTGCCTGAACCTGGTGGTTCTGTGAGAGGCTTGCGGACCCCACTGCTGGGGTTATAACAACATCGTTGGCTGCAAGCACATGGACCTGGGTGAGTGCAGGGCTTGCAAGAGCTGTCCCAGAAGTTACCCCGTTAGCAGTTAGAGCATGAACTTGGGTAAGCTGGGCTTGTTGGAGGGTTGTACTACTCGTAACACCATTTGCTGCTAGCTCATGGAACTCCAGCAGAATGTGTGTGCCGTCCTCACGAAGAAGGCTAAACGAGTCCTCCTTCAGAAGAAAGACGGACATCAGACCCTCCTAAGGATGATTATGCAGGGTCTTGAATGTTGATAGTAAACGATTGCAGTGAGAAGGTGTTGCCACTAGTCACAGCCTGAGAAGCTGACAAGTCACCCAATACCAGAACCAAAGAGTTAGCAGTATCAACAATGGCGTACTGAGTGGCAGTGCCTGTAGTGCCAATAGAGCCGTCAGTGAAGGCAGATACAGTAACTTCACGGCCACTTGTTGCATCAGCAGGGGCACCAATGCTCAGGGAAGTCTTACTACCCAATGAACTAGAGCCATTGGTTGTAGCGTTGGTGTAGTCGGTTCCGTTGCCATTGTTGGCAATAGAGTAAGTCGAGGGCAAGAGGTGCAAGGCTGTGGTTGCGGTATCCAGGTAGTCGAGGCCACCATCAAGAACTGCGTCGTGCAAGAAAGCCATTATTCATTTTCCTGTGTTTGATTTGGGAGAGTCCCAGTGTCTTCTAGTTCTGGAGGAGCTTGGACCTTTGCCCTGTAGGCTTCCTCATCAAATTCAATCTCAGCGATCTCCATAAGGCTTTCAACCACTTCAGGCTGGTCGCTAAGGTCAATGTTATTCCTGGATGAAGGAGTTACCTTTCCTCAGGTTTTCTTTGGCAGGTATAACCTGCAAGTTTCAAGGGACGTGAAGACCGCAAACAGTGGGGTTGTTAAGAGGTACAATGTGGTCCACATGGAAGTCTATGCCAACTGCCGAGCGCAGCCTCTGAGCCACTGCGTAGATTTCATCTATCTCCTTAAGAGACTCTTTAGATAATCCATTTGGAGTGGCCTTTAAGACGGTCTTGCGCCTCTTAGAGTTACGAGCAAGAAACTCGTGCTTCTTCCTCCGGTAGTAGTCCCTCTGGCGCTCAGCCATGACTTCTTTGTTCTTAGAGCGGTAGTCTGCTGCATAAGCTAGGAAATGGTCCCTATTCTCCCAGTACCGACACCTGTCCGCTTCCAATAGAGCCTCTCTATGCTTCCTACGGTACTCCTTGTTGTACTCAGAGTGGCATGGCTTGCAGGAAGACGACACTCCGTATTTAGCTGTCCGGTTCTGGTAGAACTCCGTCAGGGGCTTGCTGATCTGGCACTTGTTGCACGTTTTTAGCTTCATACTTGTCACTGTCGAAGGGTAACTCTGCAATGTCTAACAAACTCTCTACAAGTTCTGTCTGATTAGTCAGATCAATGTCTGCGCTATTGACGTTCCTAAGGAACGCAGCGATCTCACGAAGGTCGTGGGGTGCTACATCACCAGCAACAATCTTAGGCATTAGGTCGTAGTTAAGGCCATTAAGCTCCCACAGGCGCTCTACCAATTGCTTGTTAAGCACAGAGGCGATCATACCAACGTAGGATTCCAGAGCCCTCAAGAAGAGGTCTGTCTTAGACTTAGAGAGGGCATAAGACCCGCCGCCATGAGCGCCTAACAACAAAAACTCAGCCATAAGGCCACGAGCAATATCGTGTTGATAGCGCTTTACAATGGGGTCAATGTCAATATTCCGCTTACCCTCAGAGGCCATAAGACGGACATCAACCATCTTGTGGTTTGAGAGCTTACCATCGCTGTCAGCCTGCATGTCAGACGGAAGGATGATGTAACCCTGGTCATTGAACTTGACATCCCTAAGAACGGTCTCTAGAGCCTGTCGTACAGACACTTGGTCTGCTGTAGCATCTGAGCTAAGGTAGTCAGCAGGGATATAGGCTACCGGAATACCATTAAGCTCACGCTCTACAGCAATGGCTTCAATGTTCTGGAGGTTGTTGAGATACTCGTAAGGGACATAGGCGTTACGAAGCACTGAACGACCAGAGGGGTCATTGTTGACCGTGGGAACCCTGTAATAGAGGCTCTTGTTGATTGGGATGTAGTTGTCCTTACCGAAGTAAGAAGCCTGTTGGTACAAGCCCAGGACATCACCAGTTTTAGGGTCAACATCAAACTTGCTTACAGTCCAAGGAGCCCTAGAAGCGATCTTACGAACACCCAATCGACCATCACGATATTTGGACTTCTTCTCAGGGCTACGATACTCTGGACCAACCCTACGCTTGTAGACAATCTCGAACCAAGAGAACCCGTAGGTCAGGCAAGAGAGGGCCTCTGAGATATGGTCTTGCAGAGAGTGCTCCATGTCTTCTAGGACAGACTCTACAAACTCTTTCTCAGCTTGGGCCTCTGGGCTGTCATTAGCAGCGACAACCTTAAACTCTACATCCCTGAGGATTTGCTCATTAGCGTACATGACGGCACCGATGGTGCTATCATTTTCTCTCATTTCCCGGAGCTTACGAATGGCATTACGCCCGCGAAGAGCTGGTAAGAACTCATCCGAACGGATTTGACCATTGTGTACGTTAGAGCCGGATACCCCGAGAACCTTAGTTGCCTGAGTACCCGAGAGCTTTCTAGCCAATTGCTTTATCCGCTACTACACGCCCATAGACAGCCAAGGCACCACCAGCAGCGCCAGTGACAGTAAGAATGATGTTGACAAGCTCAGCCTGTGTACTAGCATCAAGAGAGATGCCCAAGAGGCCAGAAGCCAACAAGGAGGCTACAGAGACAACAGAGCCCCAAATGGACTTAGACTGCCACCAAGGCTTGACGTAGGATTCTTCAGTCATTGTATATCTCCGATACGATACGTGGGAGTTCTGAGCGAGATACCAGCCAATTCACGGTCTGTAAGGTTCTCAAGCTCAAAAAGGGCCATCCTCTTGGCATGTCTAGCCTTAAGGTAGCCCGATGTGTGATTCTTTTTAGGCACTCCCAGGGGGCATTAGCTTAGCTAAGGGGCTCACCCTGGGTTCTCGCGCGATTGCCCTTGGTAGGGTCTTAAGACACCAGACGTA